TATAACGAAGAACACAAGACAAAGAACGCAAGACGAAGAACGCAAGACGAAGAACGCAAGACGAAGAACGCAAGACGCATTTAATAAATAAAATGTCTATTTCTCTTTTTAATTCTAACACTTTAATAGAATTTAAGAAAAATATAGAACTAGGAATAATGATATTAGGAAGTGCTGAAAAGAATAAACAATTAGTAAAGGATGAGAAAGTCATGATTTATAACATGACAACCAAAAAAGTAGTTGGAATAGCAATTGTTGCATCACCACCGGTTCAAATGACACTAATAGATAGATATGAGTTATATAGTGAGAATAAATATAATAAATATGAAATTCCTTTAATCAACGTTCATATATTTCGTGAAGAATTAAATTATACCGAAGTTTTATTAATTTTAGGGTTAACTCCTAAAACAAAAAATTCTATGAACAATTATCAGCATTTGTCGAAAGGAGGAATAAGAAAATTTAAATTTTGGGGTTTAAAAAAAGAAGAGAAAGAAGAAAAAATAAAATTTCATTAAAAAAAAGGAATTAGGTAAGGTTCTTTTTTAATGTTTTTATTATGATTTGTAATATAATATAATATTATTCAAACCATAATAAAAACAATTACTCTTACTATAATAACTATACCTTATACATATTAATTATCATAAAATAAAATGCATTTTAATAATAATCAAAAATATAATAATAATAATAATATTATATTCTCTCACCTTGAAAAATATATGTTTACAAATGATTTTTTTTTAATATCAAATGATAGTAATAACGCTAATTATATAAATAATGGTACAAAAAATGATAATAAAAACAATTCAACAAAAAAAGAATTTAATACAGTAAAAAAAAATAATGAAAATTGCCCATATATACCTTTTCAAAAAGATAAACTTTTTTGGTGTTTTTATATAATATTACATGGATTTAATGAATATGAACTTCATCATTCTGATTCTTATATAACAGAACAAAATTTTAAAATCCGTTCTATTGAAAAACTGCGTTCTATGAAAAGTCAAATAAAAGAAACGAAACTTAAAATGAGATTTAATGAAATTGAAAATGAGTTAGTAAACCAATCTCACATATCTGTTAAAGGTTTAGATGCTCTTTGTTTTATTTATAAAGTATCTATTGTTGTTATTAGTGGAAAAACCTATTATGATATTGATTTTAATAATGATGATAACATAAAAAAAGGAATTATTGTTCATACATCAAAAGATACCAAAGAATATGGAATTAAATATGACGTTGAATATAATAATAATAACAAATCAGATACTGCTGATAAACTAAAAAATGAAAATGAAGTTTTTTTAAACAATGTGCGTAATACTTATTGGAAGATTGAAAACGCTCAAAAACCATTAAATGCCATATCTGGGTATACAATTAAAGAATTACATATTATTTGTAATAAATTAGATATTCCAATTGTCTCTGAGTTAGGAAAGAATAAAACAAAGACTATATTATATGAGGATTTATTAATTAAAATATAAATTTTATATACAAACGTTTGTAAAAATTTATTAAATAATTATTTATTATTTAATAAATTTTAAAATTGATTAAACATGATATAAATAATATAAGTTATAATTATATAACAATAAAGAATGTCTCAATCTAATAATGAAAAATCATTGTTGCCTCAACCACTATTGGATATCATGCTTAAAACATATTTAGATAATGTATTAAGAACAAGTAAAAAAAATGAAGTCCTTGAATTAGAAGCGAAATTTGGAACCAAAGGTATAAAAAATATTATGCGTATTGATTATGATAATGTTATTAAAAAACTAAAATCATCTGGTTTTACGATGAATAATAATAATTATTTATTAAAAATACAGAATGAATATACCGATTTAAAAACAGGTTTATCACGCATGTCTAATATTCGAACAGAAATAATTGGTTTACAAGACGCACGAACTTATTGTAATTCTAATAATTTAGACGAGATTCAGTATGGTATTTCCTTTACTCAAAAACATAATTATAAAATAGATGGTATTACCCCAATGTATCCAGTAAATTTTGATGATTTTAATTTTCGCGTTTCATTAAACAATGAAATAACCTTAGATAAAAATTCAGAAATGATACGTACTCTTCTTACAACCTGGAAAAATTCCAAAAAAACATTTCGCTATATGAATCGGTATACATTTAGTCATCCAGATTATCCATTTATTATTGATTTAAGTATTGTAAAAGAGTCCGACCGTAAAGGAGGGAGGTATCCTGTCCCTCAATACACAATTCAAGAATCAGGTGTTTTTAACGGAAAAGAACATTATGAAATAGAAATAGAATGTGTTACTTCTAAAATAGGGTCAGGAACTTCTTATAATACGACTGAGACTTTGAATAAATCATTAAAACAATTAGTGAAAATAATTCTTTCGGGTTTACAAGAAACTAATTATCCTATTTCATATAAGGAACAAAATGATGTTCAACAAAGTTACATGAGTCTGATATGGGGCAAGGAATATAAAGAAAATATGAAAGTTGTTCCTAAAAATTATGTTGGTCCTTCCTCATACACTTTACAGACTGAAAATATTGTTGATTTAATCGAAACAAAGTCATTAGCGCCTAATATTCGGGAAGATTATACTGTAACTGATAAAGCAGATGGGGACCGTAAATTATTATACATTAATGAAAATGGTAAAATGTATTTAATAAATACAAATATGAATGTGCAATTTACCGGCGCAATTACAAAAAATAAGGATAGTTTCAATACGTTAATTGACGGCGAACATATTTTACACGATAAAAATAAAAAGTTTATTAATTTGTATGCTGCATTTGATTTATATTATTTGAATGGAAATGATATTCGGTCATATCGGTTTTCGCCTACACATAAAGATGAAACAAATAAAGAGGAAGAATCTAAAAAAAATAAATTATTTAGATTAAATGAATTAAAAGATATTGTCGGAAAAATAAAACCTATCTCAATTGTGCCAAATGTAATAACGGTTCCTATAAGGATTGAGCGTAAACGGTTTTATTCAGATTCTCCAAAACAAAGTATATTTACCGGTTGCGCTTTTATTTTACAAAATATGAAGGATGGATTATTCGAATATGAAACTGATGGATTAATATTCACACCGGCAAATTTAGGCGTTGGAACAAATAAAATTGGAGAAACTACAAAACCTTTTAAAATTAGTTGGGAATATTCATTTAAATGGAAACCGGTTGAAGCAAATACAATTGATTTCTTATTAACCATTAAAAAAAACGAAAGTGGTAATGATTTTATTGGAAATACATTTCAGAGTGGAATAAATACGAATACTGCTTTACAATTAATCCAGTATAAAACCGTTATATTGCGAGTTGGGTTTAATGAAGAAACTCATGGATATATCAATCCGTGTCAAAATATCATAGATGACGCAATGACAGAACAAAATTATAAAGATGATAATAATAAATATGTTCCTATGCAGTTCTTTCCTACAAACCCTTCTGATGATACTGCCAGTATATGTAATATTATGTTAAAAGACATTGGCGGTGATGAAAAGGTTATAATGACAGAAGAAAATGAAATTATTGAAGATAATATGATTGTTGAATTTCGGTATATTAAATCCCGCGATGAAAAATGGAGATGGGTGCCGCTACGTGTGCGATATGATAAAACCACAGAATTTCGTTCAGGCGGTAAAAATTTTGGAAATGCTTATCACGTCGCAAACAGTGTATGGCAAACCATTCATAATCCGATTACAATTGAGATGATTACCACTGGCGAAAACATACCAACAGATATTACTGACAATGATGTATACTATAATCGCGTAACAAATTCAACTGGCGATAATACTGTATCTTTGCGTGATTTTCATAACTTATTTGTAAAAAAAACATTAATTACCAATGTTAGTAAAAAAGGTGATACGCTTATTGATTTCGCAGTTGGCAAGGGCGGCGATTTGCCTAAATGGGCTTCCGCGAATCTTAAATTTGTATTTGGGATAGATATAAGTCGTGATAATATTCAAAATAGAATGAACGGTTCATGTGCTCGTTATTTAAACTTAAAAAAAACCCGCAAAGACATGCCTGATGCTTTATTCGTGCATGGAAATAGTAGCAGTAATATCCGAAATGGGTCTGCGATTTATTCGGACAAGGATAAACAAATTACAAAAGCAGTATTCGGACAAGGCGCAAAAGATGTTAAAGAATTAGGAAAAGGCGTTTATAAACAATACGGCATTGGAAGTGATGGATTTAACGTCTCTTCTATTCAGTTTGCAGTTCATTATATGTTTGAATCACAAGAAACAATGCAAAATTTATTAAGAAATGTGAGTGAAACAACAAAAGTTGGCGGTTATTTTATTGGAACCAGTTATGACGGCAAAGAAATATTTAAATTGTTGAAGAATAAATTAGTAAATGAAAGCGTGACTATGATGGAAAATAATAATAAATTATTAGAAATAATTAAGAAATATAATGAAAGTGAATTTCCGGATAATAGCAGTTCATTGGGATATGCAATTGATGTTTTTCAAGAATCAATTAACAAAACATTCCGAGAATATTTAGTGAATTATACATATTTTACAAGAATGCTAGAAAATTATGGATTTATATTAATAACAAACGAAGAAGCCCGTAAAATGAATTTACCTTCTGGTACCGGATTATTTAGCGAGTTATTTAAAATAATGAATGATGAAATAAAAGGTAACCCTAAAAATGAATATTTATATAAAAGTGCTGCGAAAATGTCTGCTGGCGAACGGCAAATATCCTTTTTGAATCGTTATTTTGTATATAAAAAGGTGCGTAATATTGATACCGAACAAGTATTTTTAAATTTAATAGGAAAAACGGCGAATGTAGATATAGATAAAGAAGAACAGAAAAAATTGGATCAAGAAAAAATAGTTATTGGATTGCCTGATGGAACCACCAGTATTGATGCTACAAAAATAACAGAACAACTTCTACAAAACACAAGTATCTTGAAAAAGGCACCAATTAAAAAAGGAAAACTGGTTTTAAAAGAAAAGAAATAATTTTCTATAATTGTTGCATGATCTAATAATAAATAAGAAATAATATTTTAGTATAATGAGTAATAATGATATAAATATTTAAGAACAATTACTATTAAGTTCTAATATAATAATTCTTTTTTCTATATATATAAATGAGTTTTTATCAAATGCCTAGCATGAACAATATAAAATATATTTATGAAAATATATTTGCTTCTTATTCAAAAGTAGATACAAGCAAAATTATAGTAAATAAAACATTACATAAATATTTAAATAATATAAAAAAAGATATAGAATCTAATCCCAATGAATGGGATAAATATAAGAAATATACAAATATATATGAATTCATACATACAGTTATCCCTGATACAAAAAACGCGGTTTCTACGTTAAAACCACTTTCACGGTCATTTTATAAAATGGCGGAAATATGTAATTTATTAAAAATATTTCAAGATTTGCCCGATGACAAATGTAAAAGTTTTCATTTGGCAGAAGGACCTGGTGGATTTATTGAAGCACTCGTAAAAAATAGGAATAATACAAATGATTTATATTATGGAATGACATTAATTGATGAATCAAATATTAATGTGCCAGGGTGGCGAAAAACAGATATTTTTTTAAAAACACATAAAAATGTTGTTATTGAAAAAGGAAAAGATGGAACAGGCAATTTAATGAATCCGGGGAATTTACTTTATTGTTATAAAAAATATAAAGGTCAAATGGATTTGATTACTGCTGATGGAGGATTTGATTTTTCAATAGATTTTAATAATCAAGAAAAATCAAGTTTAAAATTAATATTATGTCAAATTGCGTTTGCAATATCTATGCAAAAATTAAATGGTAATTTTATTATTAAGTTTTTTGATACTTTTACAAAAATGTCCGTAGATATGATTTATTTGTTATCAAATTTATATGAAAAAGTATTTTTTGTAAAACCAAATACAAGTCGTTCTGCTAATTCAGAAAAATATATTGTTTGTAAAAATTTTAAATTAGAAAATCCCGACCTTATTATTAGAAAATTATATTATATTATTAATAATTTTACTAATAATAATAACATTATTAACAGTACCAATAATATTTTATCCCTTTTTATTGTAGATTTACCATATTATTTTACAAACAAAATAGAAGAATATAATGCCATATTAGGACAACAACAAATAGAAAATATTTCGAGTACAATTAATTTAATTATTAATTGTGGTGAATCTAAACATCTTAAACTAGAATTAATGAAAAAAAGCAATATCGCAAAATGTATTACATGGTGTAAACTATATAATATCCCTTGTATTAACCAATATCAAAAATCAAATATTTTTCTTGTTAATAAATCTTAAATATTTTTCATCATCATATATACAATTAAATATACAATTAAATATATTACTAGTATTTAATTATAAGATATAAAGAATAAAATGGATAATTTTTTATCATTATATAATTTAATAAAAACTGATAAGAAAAAAGAAAGATTTGATATTATATTAGAACCATTACAAGCAATAACTCAATTATCATTAATGGCGTTTTGTCCTACTGGAAGCAAGTTAACATTAAACAATAATCTTTTATTTATTCAACCACCGAATTGGGGTCAATGTTTCATTCGTTCATTTCAAAATGATAAAAGAGATGATTTGTTTTTCTTATTTAATGTAATTAATCGTTTTAATAAATTTTACGGCGGAAATGTTAGCAATAGCAATAGCAATAGCAATAATAATAATGACAAATTACTTTATGATTTATTAATTAAATTAAGTAAACTCGGTATTGATAAAATTTTACAAACATATTCAAGTATAGACGAATCATCGTTATTACATACACTACAAATGTATAGAACAATGCTAGATAATCCATCATTAATTAATGGAAACTATGATTCTGAATCAGCATCATCAACCGCTAATGATATTATAAATTCTAAAAAAAATATTGATGATGTATTTATAAAAATAAGAGATTTATATTCTAGTGATGATAAAACTATTATATTACATACTTTAACTCTTATTGAAAAAAGACCCGAATATTACGAAACATATATATCTGGTCTAAATAATTTAATGGATCCCGTGAATCTAAAAATAAAAAAATGGATTAATGATAATATAGTTTATTAAATAATTACTTTTTATTGTTTTTTATTTTTTTATTACTTTATTTTATTTTTTTATTATTATTATATATAAAATTAAATCTATGAATATAGAAAATCTTAGTGATATTATTAATACTAAGGAAATATATCCTACCATAGTAAACGATGATAGTAATTTTGTAGTTGTAACTTATTGGTGGGGTCGTAATAGAGAAAATCAAAATACTGCTAGACCCTGTATTTCTTTTTTTGAAAGTCTTATTAATCAAGTTCAAAATTTATGTCTTAAAACATTAGGAACTGCATCGAATGCTATATCTATCCAACAAATATTTAAAAACCTTGAAAAAATAGTACCCGATTTAGGAACATTCAAAAAAATAATAGATATAAATTCAACTAGTTATAATCAAATGATATTCGACGAATTAGACTTAGAAAATAATCAACCGGATTCACATAATAATGCGTTAATCAAATTAGAAAAAATGAAAACATCTAATAAAACACCTTCAAATTTTGAATATAAAAATAAAGAATATACTATAAGATTGTTGACAATAATAATTATTGAAATAATTACACTTTCTAAGAAAAATTATGTCATTTTATACGATACCAATAAAAAAATTAAAGATCTTAAAGAATATTTCTTATCAAAACCAGACCAAATTAATGATATAGAAAAAAAACAAATTCTGGTACAAATCGCGAAATTAAAAAAACAATTAGATAATGAAAAAGAAAATATTAAAATATTATTAAAGCAAAAACAAATTTACTCTAACTTGCAAATGCAAGAATTCAATAATATATCTATATATGAAATATTACATAATGAATTTCGTTTTTTAAATCCTATAAATTATGAAACAATGATAGAGAAATGGCAAAGAGAATGTGAAAATTTTAATTGTAATCATATGGCGGTAGAATACCCTGAATTTGCTTTACCTGGTGGTTACCAGATGGCAATCAACGCAAAACCTTTATTTATTAAAAAAGCATTAACAGCGTGCGGAGAACGGTCTGTTCTTTACATTGATGGCGATATGTTTATTAGAAAATACCCAGAAATATTTGATATAAAAGATGTTGATTTTATGGCTCGTGGGTGGTGGATTGACCCGCGCGCCAGTTATCAAATGGAAGATAGTATTACATATGACCCGTATACATTTGAGACATCAGGCGGAACTATGATGTTTTCACAATCAAATGAGTCGAAACAATTAATTGATAAATGGATAGAAGAATCCGGTAAATCTTATCAAATCGGTAAAGCGGATGATCGAATTCTTTCACTTTTATTTAATACATATAAAATGCTATCATCATTAAAAATCATTCAGTTACCAATTGAATATTTATGGCTTACTCTTGATTATAATGATAGAATGTTAGAAAATGTATATTATGATAAATATAAAATGGATAATACTGTCATTATAGAACATTCGGAATGTCTTACTTCTGAGGATACTGCTAGCGGCAGTGGTGCTTCTAGTAATAGAACACCTAAATTTTATGGATATTTGGAGGAAAATCTAGATCCTGTATCCGAACAATTTCATGAATATATGATGTTTCCAAAAAAAGAGATGGTTGACACGTTTAAATCGTACTTAGATTATATGAAAAACATTCAATATATTAATGACGGTAATAAAATACTATTAAAAAAAGGATTTGTAAATTTAACCAATCCAGAAGAAAATGAACAACCACTGTATGTAATATCATATGACAATAAATACGGTAATATAAAATATCCAGATGATAATAGTTTAACATATAATGATGTTGCTAATATTAATACAAAACGAAGTGAAAATATGGATATAAAAGGACTAGCATTAGAAGATAAGGGTGATAATACTATAGAAATTAATAATTTTTCTGGATTAATGAAAGAAAAAGATAATTCACAATATAATGACGCAATTATAATTTCTCTCATTATAAAATTATTAAAGAATGGGAAAACAGTTATATATAATCCAGTAACGATGAATGGTTATGATAACTCATTGTATGATAAATTAATAGAAAATCTAAAAACAAAGTTTAGTTCAATGGAATTTATATTTTCACCTGATTTTACAAATGCGAATACACAAACATCGAATTATTTTTACAAACCGTTAATTCAGATAAATCAAGCAATGCTTTTTAAACCTGATACTATATTAATTAAATTTTTAACAATGTTTTTATCCTTAAATGATTTATCAGTATATATTAATAATGGATCATATGAATTCATGTCACGAATTAGAGTAGGTTATATAATAAGGGACAAAACTAAAAAAGTAGAATTAACAGGTGGAAATAATAATGGTTATAATGATATTGAACTTTATAATCAAGGCATTGATATCTTATATACCGGCGGTAAAATATATAGAAATAGTAAAATGCAAAAACGCATAACCAATATAGTGCGAAGAGGTAATAAAAAAAATATTACGATTAAAAAGAGAAAGATAAGTAGAAAGATAAGTAGAAAGATAAGTAGAAAGATAAGTAGAAAGATAAGTAGAAAGAGTCATAAAAATCGTAAAACTTTAAAGAAAAGGAAAAATAAATATTCTAAAAGGAAATAAATTAATAGATATTATTGATTTTCCTACTTAAAG